GATATCGTTTTACTTGACCATTCAAGTTTAACTCAAGTTCATGCCAGCCAGGTTTGGTATCATGCCACGTAGGACCTTCCATGTGAATTCTTCTCATGACCACCTTAATAAGAAATGTGTAAAGTCCTTTTCGTTTTTGAAAGCAAAGTAAATATAATCACTTCCACCTATGTCATTGAACTCAGTAAGTCCACTGGCGTTTTCAATAACTCTATGAATGTCTCTACGATAATTCCATCTGATTTTTTCTTCGCACCATTCAGTCATTTCATCGTATCCAAACCATTGCCCACCTGGGCCATAGTCAGCTAACCGTAGAAAGGCATAGTGCTTGTAATTTTTTATCGCATATACATAAGGATAACCTTTATAGAAATCTTCTACGTAGTTTGCGTATTTTTGAACATCCGTGTCACGGCAGTGCTTGTAATAGCGCCAAGAAGTATACCCACTCTTTTTGAGTTTCTTTTCGGCTCGCTTCTTACGAAACCATGCTTTGATACGATTGATTATCCGCATGACAATTCAAAAAGTATTGCATCTTTTTCATCTTTAAAAATGAAATCCATATACTCACTTGTTAAGTGGGTAATAAATCTTTCTCCAGGTAAGCCAAATAGTTCTATGGCACGAACACAGGTCTCATCCCAATCTGAAATAGTATCTCCTGTCATCCAAGATATTCGTACTCTAGTACCCGCCTGCATTTAATAGTTCCTTAACTTGTTTAACATTTTCTGGTTCACGATGAAATTTCAATGCCCACTTCTCAGGATCAATATAATCAAAGACAAATTTAAGTTGAACCGCATCAAGTGATTCTACAAACTTAATTCCGCTTTGACTTTGATACAACATCCATGGACTAATTCTACCTCTAGTGATTTCCAAACAGATTCTGTTAGCGTTACCATAACGTAGATAATCTTGACTTTGTATTGTCTCTACTTCTGCTAATTTGATTGTTGTTTCAATACTACGTGCAATAGCATCAAGTGGATCTTCAATACGTAAATATTCAATCAAGTACTTTGTGTAATGTGAGTCTTGTGTCCATGTATCAATACGTATTTGATTCTTAACTAACCAGTCGGCATAGCGGCTTACGTTTAGTGCATTGATATCAACACAATGATTACCAAACTTTACAAATGCTGTATAGTAAGCACTCTTAATAAAATCCTCATAAGTCTTTTTCTTTTTACTAGCACTATTCTTTTTATAAAACTGTAACCAAGATTGAAAAGCTATACGATTTCCTTGTAAATCTTTGTTTAACCAACGGCGTTTACTTTCACACATGTGTGTCATCAATGTGGATTCACGCACAAACTCAGCGTTACAAAATTCGCAACGGTGTTTTGTTTTAACTGTTGCCTCTATCTCTTTCGTATTGTTTAATTTCTTCATCTGTAACCAACTGACTTAATATTTCGATATCGGCAATTTTCATATGGGGATAAACACTAGCAAGATAGAATTTTTTCTTTTGTTCTTCTACGTATGCCTTTGACACTTCAGCAATATCCTCATCATTTACTTTAGGATAGATTTTCTTGTAGTATTCTTTAACATCTTTTAATTGTGCTTGTTCTCTTAACAAACTAACTTTTTCTTTAATCTGTGGGATCCAAGGATGATATTGTTTACCTAATCCGGGACTAGCCGCACACAACATAAACCAAACTAACTTAGGATGCTTCATAACATATTCGTTAAAAATATATTTGTTAGCATGATAGTTGGTACTCATTGCATAGTAGCCTGCAATCTCACCTGATCCTTTAAGGTAACTTAAATATCTAACCAACATAAAAGGAACAAATTTCTTTTGTTGCTCAACACTTAGCCTATCATAATAGCCATAGTCTTTATTGTCTAAAGCACTGATAGCTTCAAACAATGGAAAGTCTTGCTTTTCAATTTGTTCGTCTTTAGGGACTTGTGCTTTTTTCGTTGCCATTAGAACGCCTGACTATAATCTACAATCTCACAGTTTCTACTAATCTCTTTTACAAAGTAAACACATCTAGGTTCTTTTCCATCATCAATTGGTACACACAAGAATTGTCCATTGCGTAGTCTAGGTGCATACCAAGTTACATCATGGTAAATGTCTACAATCTCAATAGGTAAAAAGCTAGGGCTAAAACTTGTTAGTGGATTAAACTGAAACGCATTAAAGCCACGGTCGTTGATACTTGTTAGTGGCAATGTTTCTAAGTCACCGTGATCCTGTTCACCAATCAATATCTGCCAATCTACTGGCATCTTAATTGTACTGTTACCAATACGCAACACAAGTGCAGGGCTGTTGAAACTTTCTAAGAAGATTAATGGGATGTAATGATAATCTACGTTTTGTGGGTTGCTGTTATCTAAGATAGCAAAACGTAGGTCATCTATTTCTTCGGGTAGTGTTTCTAAGTTGTAATATTCGTTGTCTAAAGTAAGTATTCGCATGATTATATTTTAACACCTTATCACTTGTATGTCAACTTCTCAAGGTCAAATGGGTAATTTGCCTCTTTGTAAAATGCTTTTCTTTGTGTCAAGTGACGTTTAGCAAACTTACAACTACTTGTTATGTCCCATATTTGGACAAAGTCCTTGTCTTCGGCTTTTCGAATTCCTCGTCCGATTGACTGTATGACCCTAACAAACGATTTACCTGGTTCCAGTAACACAAGGTTAAATATGCGGGGAATGTTAATACCCACAGCGGCAACGCCATAGGTTGCGACAATAATTTTGTCTGTTGCTGTTGCGACTTCATCGTATTCTTCTTTCCTTTCAGTTAGTTTAGTTTCACCCGACACAAACACTGCATTGGGTAATCTATCAATTAATTCTTTACCTGCACTAATTCTATCTACAAGAATCAATGTGTTACCGCTATCTTTGATTTTTAGTACTAACTCTGCAATAGCGTCTAATCTTTTCTTGTCCTCTGTTAAGTATTTCAATTCACTTTGATAGTTTGTGAATTCTACTTCGTCTTTTAATTGTACAATATTCACATGACATTGTGCAAGCACACCTCTCTCTTGTAGTTCGCTTGCACTAAGTTTACCAATAACAGGGCCTATGCTAACAAATAATGCTTGTGCTTCAAACTTAGCTTTAGGGATAGTACCAGTAAGTCCCCAACGAATAGGTACATGACTGAATACGCTTGTCATTAGTGTTTTGAGAGCATCTGCTTTAGCTTGGTGCACTTCGTCAACAATCACGCATACAACATCTTCAATAAATTCACCGATAGACAACTCACCTTCACCTGCTTTAGTTTTCTTCAATAGATTGTTTAGACTTTGCCAAGTACAAATTGTATGCTGTTTACCAATGTCTTTTCTATCACCAAAATATACACCAACATCAAGACCTACATTCTTATAGTCAATCTCTGTTTGCTCAACTAGACTTTTGTTTGGTACAATAACAATACTACGACCATAGTTCTGTATACTGTAGCTAAGTGCGGCTGTAGTGATAGTCTTACCTGCTCCGGTCGCAACTTCCTGAATACATTGTGGGTTCTCAAGGAAGCGATTAATCACTTCTACTTGATAGTCACGCAACATAATAGGTTGACCTTCCATTGGATGCTTCTTAGGCCAAACATGTGTTGCAAACAATGAATCGGACACTTGAGCAAAATTGAATGTTGTCGTATATTCTCTGAGGTCTTCTAACTGAATATCATAACCTGCTTGATCCAATAGGGGAAGAATCTCAGGTAACAAGTTAATGTACGTTGAGCCACCTAGAGCAAAGTAACTGACCTTACCATTCCAACGACCTAGCCTTACACTAGGAAGATATCTTGCCCCCGGTATTTCATACTCAAACATCTTCATCAATGTCTTTCTATCACCTAGTTCTAGGCCCTCTAGCTTGACATTGACTTCATCTTTAATTGTTAGTTTACATTCTTTCATTTAGGTCCTAAGTTTACAGGGTCTGAATTTACAACCCTTATTATTTTGAATAGTTTTAATGGCTTTGATTCAGTCAAAAATATGTTTCCTCGCATATGCAGGAAAACAGGATTATCAAAGTCAGTTAGTTGTGATGTGCGTTTGCACACAGTAATAAATTCATTGGTAGGTAACGTTATATTACCTGTTGATATAATTGATTTAGCTTCGTTAACTGCATCACAACCTAATTCATGTAACCATTCTAATACAGTTTTCATGTCCCTCATTTCTACTGTCAAGTGGAATGACGTAGCAATTCTAATTTTTTCGGGAGATTCTCTGTCAATAAAACGATCCTTAACAGATTGGTCTATGATAATACCATATTTAGCAAGTTGAGCAATTGTTCTAAGGTCATCTGTAATTTCAATGTCCTTAATTATCTCATATATTTGCTCATTAATTGCGGCAACATAGTACCCACGATTGTATACTAATGTAGGCACCCAGTATTTAACTGATTCATATTCGCTAAGACTATTAACTATTTGTGTAACCGTATCGCAGTAATTCAACACCGAATAATGGTCTGCTGACAAGTACATTAATTTTTTTAGTACTGTAGGGCTGTAATCTGCTTCATATTGACGTTCAGTTTTAATCCACGTGAGGTTATACG